CGATGAATTTGGGCCTCAACCTGCAAAGACGTTTGAATTAGTTGGTCATCCGTTTGATACAGTAGATGTAATTGGACTTGCAGGAACTATCAAGGTTTCTTTCTTGACACTTGCTAATACAGAGCCAGGTGTATACATTGAGCAAGTTTGGTTAGATAAAATTATTCTAGTTAATCGTCCAGGATTTCCTAGCGAATATGGACTATATAAAGTAACCGCTGTTGTTCAAAGCGGTGATTTCTATTTCTTAGACTTAGATTTTATTGGGGGACACTCAGGCGTTGTTAACGAAGATGAGCCTGTTACATTTGGCTTATTCTCAGGAGTAAGTGGTACATCTGGTACGACAGGTACTTCAGGTACTAGCGGAAGTTCTGGCTCAAGTGGCTCATCAGGTATTGATGGCACAAGTGGGTCATCAGGTACTACAGGCACATCAGGATCTTCAGGCACTACAGGTACATCGGGATCTTCAGGAACAGATGGAACATCAGGTACATCAGGAACACGCGGTACATCAGGTACAAGTGGAACTGACGGGACAGGGGGTACATCAGGTACGCGTGGAACGTCAGGTACGTCAGGAATTGATGGTATCGACGGAACAGACGGTACATCAGGCACAAGTGGTACAGACGGAACAGGTGGAACGAGTGGTACAACAGGAACTAGTGGTACATCAGGAATAGATGGCACTAGTGGTAGTGGGGGAACGAGCGGCACAAGTGGAATTGACGGTACATCAGGTACAGGAGGAACTAGCGGTACAGATGGTACGGGCGGTACTTCGGGTACAGATGGTACAGGAGGAACTTCAGGTACATCTGGTTCTAGTGGGTCGTCAGGTATTGATGGCACTTCAGGAATAAATGGTACATCAGGTATTGATGGAACTAGTGGTTCATCAGGAAGTTCTGGTACATCTGCTACATCAGGTACGGATGGTACAGGTGGTACGTCAGGTACAACAGGTACTAGTGGTACTGCAGGAACCTCAGGTACAACGGGTACATCTGGTACAGGTGGTACATCAGGCGTTGATGGTGTTAGTGGTGGTCGTGTTTACTATTTTAATAATAGTCAATCATCATCTGTTTCTCCATACAAAGTATTATCTACTGAGCCTACTTTAGGTGCATTACAGACAGTAACTGTTAATATGTCTGGTAACCAACAAAATGTGTTGGTACAAGAATTTATTACAGAGCAATTAGGATTTACTATTATTCCATCAGGTGTACAAAGATTTCATCTTCATACATTAAAGCCTCAGGATAATGATAACATACAGGTTTATGTAACATTGCAACTTGCTAATTCAGCAGGAACTCCATATGGCCCATTAGCTACCTCATCTGTAGTTCTTTTAGCTTGGTTCGGAATAGGTGTTATTGCAGAAACTACCGTAGACTTTGTGTTTCCGCATACTACAATCTCTGCAACCGACAGAATGATTGTTAAGATTTACTATAACAATAATGTAAGTACAGCAAAGACCGCAGAATGGTACACAGAAGATAGCGAGTATTCTTATGTTACTACATCTGTTGCTGCGGCATCGGGCACAAGTGGAGTTAGTGGAACATCAGGCACATCTGGCACGACAGGAACTAGCGGTACAGCTGGTACAAGTGGAGTAGATGGAACATCTGGAACTGCAGGTACATCAGGTATTGATGGTACAAGTGGAGTAAGTGGTACATCAGGAGTAAGTGGCACATCGGGGGTAGATGGAACAAGTGGAGTTAATGGTACAAGCGGCGTAAGTGGCACAAGTGGCGTAAGTGGAACTTCAGGTACATCAGGAATTAATGGTGCAGACGGTACTTCGGGCGTATCAGGAACTTCAGGTGTCAATGGAACAAGTGGTGTGTCGGGTACTAGCGGTGTTAGTGGTACATCAGGTGTTAATGGAACATCTGGCGTCAATGGTACTAGCGGTACTAGTGGAGTAAATGGAACATCGGGTGTATCAGGCACTTCTGGGGTTAATGGTACGTCTGGAGTAAATGGAACATCGGGCACATCAGGTGTTAATGGTACTTCAGGGTCATCTGGCACAACTCCAGTTGGTCAGATTACGGGTTCACTTACTACTAATTATATTCCTAAAGCAACAGGTACTACAACTATTGGGGATAGTATAGTTTATGCTGGAACAACAGGTGTGGCTATAGGAACCAATAGTTTGCCTACATTAAACAACAAGTTGGTAATAAATTGCATTTCTAACTCAAATGATAATTCAATATTATTATTTAATAATAACAATGTAGCAGATTCATATACAGCTATAGGTTCTTATTATGCAAGTGGTAATACTAATGTTTATTCACAAATACGATTTGGAAACTTATATAATTCAGGTGGGGCAGCTTACTTAGCTTTTGCTGTTGGATCAACAAGTGGGGTTCCTCCTGAAATAGTTCGCATAGTAAGTGGAGGAAATGTTTTGATTGGGACTACAACTGATTCGGGATATAAATTGGATGTGAATGGAGAAGGTAGATTTAGTAATACATTAACTATAAAATCTCCAAGTAGTTCTACTGCAATAGCTTTATTAGGAAGAAGTGCTGATAATTATTCTGCATTAAGATTTTTAAGTAATAATGCTGCAACTACCTATTCTACAATTTATAGTAATGCATCTGACTTAATTATTGAGAATGGTGGAAGTGCTGCTATTACCATTAATTCTAGTAGAGCAGTCACTTTTTCGAGTAGTGTTACTACGGGAGCCGATATAACAATGTCTGGCGGTAATAGAAGTTTAATTTCTAATGGAGGGTTTTTGCAAATGACTAGCACAAGTGGTGCTATTTATTTATCTCCCAATAGTTCAACTGCTATGACATTAGCTACTTCGGGAAATGTAGGCATAGGAGTAACTACACCAGGAGGCATATTGCACATTAAAGGTCAACTTGAATCAAATTATGGTTTAATATTAGAGGGTACCTATGGAACAGGCCATGCATATGGATGGAGAACAAATGGAGGTAATTCTGATGTATTAAGTTTATTCTCAATAACATTAAGTTCACGTTTAGCTGTTTTTGGATATTCAGAAGCATTAATTGCAACAGGAGGAGCAACAAGGTTTTATATAACAGGTGGAGGTAATGTTCTAGTAGGAACAACAACAGATTCAGGATACAAACTTGATGTAAATGGATATAGTCGCTTTAGTAATCAATTATTACTTGGCAATTTTAATGGAGAAGCGTTAAAATTTCAATCTTCGACTTCAACCGGAAGCACTTATCTTAGATTTTATAATTCTGCTTCATCTGCTAGAGGATATTTAGGTTTATTTTGGAACGGTGTTTCTGATTATATGGTATTAGATGCTGGTTCATTAGAAATGAATATTGGTAGCTCAAATAAATTTACTTTCACTGGAGGTGGTCCCGCTATTTTTTCGGGAGCAATTACAGTTAATAGTGACGTAACAATTGCGTCAGGTAGTATTAAGTTATATACATATCAAAATTCTGCTGGCCAATACAAATATATTGGCACAGAATATTCTCCAGGAAATGGAAATAATAAAGCAGAAATACGTTTTGGTATTGATGGATCAGATACAAGAACTAAAATATCTTTTTATGTAGCTAATGGTGGAGGAACATTAAACGAAGCGTTAAGTATTGGATATACAGGTGCGTCAATATTTACAAGCTCTGTAACTGCAACTTCTTTTTTTGAAAGCTCAGATAAGACTATCAAGACTTTAATCGAAGACAATTATCAAGCTAAAGGTATTGAATCTGTTATAGCTAAGTTATACACTAAGGATGGTAAAGAAGAACTTGGATACTTTGCACAAGATGTACAAGGTATATTACCTAGTGCAGTTATTAAAGGGGCCGATGGATTATTAAGTCTTTCATATCGTGAGGTTCATACAGCAAAAATTGCAAGACTTGAAAAACGTGTGGCAGAATTAGAAGAACAATTAAATTTGAACTAATATGTCTTGGGCAGGAATAGCAAGTAATCAATGTGTGAGTTGGGCTAATCTTCAGGATGCAGTAAATAATAATGTGTTTATACAGATTGGTACAATCCCTCCACCTGGAATACCTAGTAATAGAGAAGTAACTAAGTTAGGAGCATTAACAACTGTTGATATTCAAACTTCTCCTTTATCAGGTAAGACTGATAATCAATTAGTAGTTAAAAGTAATTTAGTAGCATCTGCATATACATATTACCAACTCAATCACTGTTCGGGTGGCCCACAAGCGTGGACAAAAATTAACCCTGTGTCAGGTCTCGGTCAACGTTATGTATTGCCTAGTGGTAGTCCTGTGTTCTATTATTATAATGGAATATCGCAGACAACTTTGCCTGCAGGATATAATGGATCAATACAAATTGTATCAGGGCAAACGTATTGTCCTTAATTTTTAGTAATTTTAAAAAAAATATATAAATGAAAACTATCGAAGCAGTCTCAATTTGGGACAATGGTACAGTACAGCAAGCAACAATACTTAACTCGTATGCAGTTAATGTAACTTTAAATACATCTGCTACTTTTTGGTACGGATTATTCTCTACAACAGTAGATGGCAATCAAGGTGCACAATTAGCACAAGGTAATTTATCAATGACAGGTGAAGCTTATACTAAGTGGACAACAGATGGATACGCTTGGGATTGGATTGCGGAACAATTGAACTTGACTATTACAGGAGATTATGTGCCACCTATTCCGGTGGTTGAAGAAGTAATTGTTGATGACACTATTGCGTCAACAGAACCTATTGTGTAACTTTACAAAAAAAATATATTATGAAACTTAATTTTAATTTTAATCTAACCGATTTAGACGGTAAAGAATTGTCAGATGCTAATGCGGGTAAGTTATTAGCTAACTCACTTATTGGTCAAGCCAAAGGTGATGCTGTAAAGTATTGGGAATGGGCTCTTGCTTTAAACAAAGGAGAGATTGTTGATTTAGATACATCTGATCAAGAAACTCTTAAAACTTTCATTAAAGACAGCGAGACTATTTTTGTTTTAGCTAAGGCCCAATTGCTTAGCGTTTTTGCTAAGAAGTAATATCACATCATCACCAGTTATACTCCTCTGACATTCAAATTGTCGAGGAGTATTTCTATATATGGGGCACCAGTCCCACGACTTGTCAAATTTAAAGTTTTGATTGTTCCAGCATCCATTACAAACATTCTTGTTTGTGATGCGTATGCACTCAAACTCGTGGTCCTCTTCAGCGAAGTTATTAATCATAATTACTTCTTTACCTAGAGCCCAAGCAAGCCAACTGACACCTGATCCCAATCCTAAGTAAAATTGACTATGGTGAATAATAGCCATTGTCTTTTGAATATCATGATTAATAATCTGTTCACAGTTGTCGAACGGATTCTCTTCTAAAGATACATTAATTACCTTGTAACCTTTCTTGTGTAAATAGTTTATCACACCTTGCCATCCTTTCTTGGTCCAGAACTTACACCCAGCTGTAGAATTAGTAGCTATCGTAACATATTTACCATAGTTATTATTACCAGCATCATACTTTAACTTAGGCTTAAGTTCCTCAAAGTCTAGTCCTAATATTTTAGTTGCCGCTTCTTGCAATTTAATTGTGTTGGGTAGCTCAGGCTCTTTATTTGAATCGTAGAACCAACCAATATTATATTGAGCATAGATATTAAGTACCACCGTGCCAGGTTCTACTAACTCTATCTCGGGAATGTCAAGTATTTTGTTCAAAAAAGTTGACATAATCACCTCGCATCTGTGTTTCTTTTGAAACTCTACAGCGTATGGAGCCCAAGCAATTGTGTCGCCTAATGACTTACTAGATAAAGCGATATACACACGCTTGCCTTCTAGGTCAAGTATGTTATCGTGAATTAGTTTGCCATCCATATAGACTTTACTATGCCACTTAGTATAGTATTGTCTATTTAGTTTGACCCAACAGTTTGATCCGATAGTATTCTCGTAGACTAACTTGTCGCCATCAAAGTATTGTACTTTAAAGTCGGCTTTCAGTCCTGACTTAATCTCTAGGTATGGCTGACCAACAAAGTGTTGTATGATTTTAACATCTTGTTCTTGTTTGTCTAGCGTCATTACTTTATTGTAGAATGCGATTTGCTTATCCCAAAATATTTGCGAAGTATTATCTGTAGGTACAATGTAATTACATTTAATCGTATTTAAATCTGTATCAATAGGTTGAATATACTTATCAAACATTGAGCCATATTGTGGCAAGTTGTGCGCTACAATTGGCTTACCAAAAGATATTGCCTCACGTAATACTAGTGGATTACATTCCCAAGTAGAATTGAACATAAAGATATCTGCCATCTTAATGAACCTATGTGCATCATTTCTCTCATACCACACATAAACATTAGATGGCAAATCCTTCATTAATGGCTCCCAGTAATGCTTGAAATTTATAGCTTGGTTTCCGACAAAATGAAAGTCCATATCAGGATACTTTCTAGCTATCTCAATCCCCTCAGCTTGATTCTTACCAGGAGTCCAAAGACCTACATTAACAACATTTTTTCTTTTTGTATCAAAAGGGTTATCATAATAATCATAAGTTGTTTTATCGTCTATTGGGAACTCAATTACCTCTTTATAAGATGGCGATGAAGCGAATGTTTCTAAGTGATATGGCGTGCAGAAGTAATACGCATCAGGATGAAATATCTTTTCTTTGTCATGGTTAAATGATACGTCGTGGCACGTCTCCACAATTCGGTAGCTTCGGTCTTCCCTATACAACTCAGCAATCATATCACGATTAAATCGTTCAGATGGCTCGTGAATGTGAATAATGTCGGGATTGAATTTTGCGATGATGTTAAACAACTCCATCTTGTCCTCATGTAAAGTATGGAAGGGGACGATTTCCTTAATTGCATTTCGTTGAACTACATAGTCTAAGCTATGGCATTGATACTCTACTACCTCAATCTCCGAATTATTTAATAGGATACTTTTCAAAACAAATGCAGGCATCCCGCCAGTCGAACAATGTGGAATTAAGTATAGTAGCTTCATATGCTAAAATTAAAATATAATTAGTACTTTTACAAAAAAAATATAATACAATGGATAAATTAACAGACGACGAGTTAGAACGTTTTAGAGCGACTCATACAGAAATCAGAAATCTTCGCAATGCTTTAGCAGATGCAGAGATTGCAATTTACAATTCCAACATAGAAAAACATTCAGTCCTAGCACAGTTAGATAGCGCAAGTGTTCAACACAATAGCGTTAAACAAGAACTACATACAAAGTATGGGGAAATTACGATTGATTTTGCTACAGGAAAAATCACAAAGAGAGATGGTAATTCGTAAAATATCAGTTGGCGCAGACTACAAGAATGCAATGAATTATATGCATAATCAAGTAGTGCTGCAGGGTAATTATAAGATTCATTTGATTCGTCAGACTGAAGCAGGGGATATTGAAATCTTCATTGAGGCTAACGATGAGGTAGTCTTATGGAAAAAGATTAATGGCAACATGCCATTCTTAATTGAATATAATATAGATTTCTAAAATGAAAAGCCCATTCTACTTTTTGGTAACACCAAAAGGGGGCAAACGATATGATAATCAAAGAGGGGAACTATATATTTCTACCTCTAAAGAAGATCATCGTGTAACGACAAGAGAAGCTGTTGTTATCTCAACCCCTATTAATTACACTGGTCCTATCGAACCTGGCGACACAATTGTGTGCCATCACAACACCTTCAGGTTGTACTATGATATGCGTGGTAGAGAGAAGTCTGCTTGGAATTACTTTCGAGATGACTTGTTCTTTATTGACGACCCATATGCGTACAAGAAGCCTAATGGCGAATGGAAGGGTGTAGGTAGATACCTATTCATTAAACCTATCAACAATGACTTTAAAGGTATTACATCTGCGGATGCAAGAAAGCCTCTTACAGGCACGATAAGATACACGAACGATGAGATAGTAGACTTAGGTGTAAAAGAGGGCGATACGGTCACTTTTGAGCCTGAGAGCGAGTATGAGTTCGACCTAGATGGGGAAATTATATATCGTGTATATACTAAGAACGTAACAATCAAATTAGATGAATAAAATAACCGAGTTAAAAAAGCGTATTATTGACTCTGGGTACAAAGCTGTTGAGGAGTTAATTAAGGTTGCTGAAGAGAAGATTGTCACTCATATGGAGGATGATCTTACCGCAGACAAATTAAAGAATGCAGCCGCAGCAAAGAAGTTAGCTATTATGGATGCCTTTGAGATTCTTAAAAGAGTCGAGGAGGAGAATAATATTATTGAAGGGGTAGTTGGAAACTCTGCACCTACCAATCGTGGGTTCGCAGAACAAAGAGCAAAAGGTAAATGAGTTTATTCTATATTGACGAGTCTACTGTTCCTGAGAAGATTCTTGCAAAGAGAAATGCAAAGAAAGACTGGGAGTATGGATGGGACCCTGAGTATGACTTTGTAGTCGTATCTAAAGATGGCACCATCGGAGAAGTCTATAATATTAGCGGGCTTAGAGTTGCGTTGCCACTAGCACCTGAGAAGGTGGACTATGTTGGCAATAAGTGGCAAGCTAATGACTTACCAAAAGAGTTATCAAGAATTAAGACCATCTTTGATTGGAATAGAAGAGATAACTCGTTTAAGTCACAGTGGGTTGACTATATCGAGAAAGAGTTTGATAGGCGTGAACTAGGCTACTGGTTCGTTAATAATGCCGAGAAGACTTACATCACAGGTGCACATTATATGTACCTGCAATGGTCCAAGACCGACGTAGGTCACCCTGACTTCCGTGAATCCAACAGAATATTCTTTATATTTTGGGAAGCCTGTAAGGCAGACAGTAGATGCTTTGGTATGTGCTACCTTAAGAACCGTCGTTCAGGTTTCTCTTTTATGGCCTCCTCGGAAGCTGTCAACATTGCAACCTTAGCTAAGGATGCTCGTATAGGTTTAACATCTAAGACGGGTCCCGATGCTAAGAAGATGTTTACCGATAAGGTAGTTCCTATTGCCAATAACTATCCATTCTTTTTCCAACCTGTGCGTGATGGTATGACAACTCCAAAGACGGAGCTTGCCTTCCGTGTTCCTGCATCTAAGATTACACGCAAAAATATGCACGAGGAGAACGAAGAAGAGATTGATGGATTAGATACAACCATTGACTGGCGTAACACAGCGGACAACAGTTATGATGGGGAAAAATTATTATATTTGGTTGAGGATGAGGCTGCCAAGTTAGAGCGTCCAATGAATATTGAGAACGGTTGGCGTGTCAGACAAACTTGTCTTCGTCTAGGTGCTCGGATTATCGGTAAGTGTATGATGGGTTCAACATCTAACGCACTCGATAAAGGTGGAGAAAACTATAAACGTATTTACTATGACTCGAACGTCAAGAAAAGAAACCAGAATGGCCAGACTATTTCGGGTCTATACTCGCTATTTATTCCAATGGAGTACAACTTTGAGGGATATATTGACGAGTACGGTCACGCAGTATTAGAACGTCCTGAGAAACCTATACGTTCTGCAGAGGGGACTTGGATAACACAAGGTGTAATTGAGTACTGGAACAATGAGGTGGCTTCATTAAAAGCTAACCCTGACGCACTGAATGAATTCTATCGTCAGTTCCCTAGAACAGAGTCGCACGCTTTCCGTGATGAGACTAAGTCATCTCTGTTTAACTTGACTAAAATCTACCAACAGATAGACTACAATGATAGTTTAGTGCAGGACCACGTTATAACACGTGGCTACTTTCACTGGGCTAACGGAGAAAAAGACACCAAAGTAATTTGGACACCTGATAAGAATGGTCGTTTCTTAGTATCTTGGATACCGGGACCAGGCATGAATAATAATTATGTAACTAAAAATGGGAATAGATATCCGGGCAATGAGCATATTGGTGCGTTTGGTTGTGACCCCTACGACATCTCAGGTGCGACCTTTGGTGGATCAAACGGGTCGCTTCACGGACTAACCAAGTTTAATATGACGGGTGCTCCGTCAAATACATTCTTTCTAGAATACATTGCTCGTCCACAGACAGCTGAGATATTCTTCGAAGAGGTATTGATGGCTTGCGTGTTCTATGGAATGCCTATTCTTTGCGAGAATAACAAAGCACGCCTTCTGTATCACTTTAAGAATAGAGGGTACCGTGGGTTCTCGATGAACCGTCCCGATAAGCACGCACACAAATTATCTTTCACAGAAAGAGAGATTGGAGGAATTCCATCATCAAGTGAAGATATTAAGCAGGCACACGCCACAGCAATCGAGACTTACATTGAGCGTTTTGTGGGATTAGACATGGAGGGTAACTACCGTCAGCCTGATGAAATAGGCGATATGCCGTTTAATAAGACACTTCAAGACTGGGCTAGATTCGATGTAAATGACAGAACAAAATTTGATGCGTCAATTAGTTCAGGATATGCTATTATGGCAAATCAAAAGCACGTATATTTGCCTGAGAAAAAAGAGTCAAAAATAAGCATTAAATTTGCAACTTACGATAACACTGGT